TCGTACGCCCGCGAGATCATCCAGCCGGTCCTCCTGCAGGACGACGAGGTCGATCGCGACGAGCACACCGACGAGCCGAAGAAGATCATCGAGAAGGAGCCGGATTCTACGGCCACCTTCGTCCAGTTCGCCGGCTCGGGCCCCCGCACGTGGTTCAAGGGCGCGCGCTACGCGGTCTACTTCGGAAAGGTCGAGAGCCAGCACTTCACCAAGTCGAAGTTCCAGCTCATGACCTACGTCAACGACATCCGTAAGATCCTCGCCGATAACTCGGTCAAGGACCTCTCGGACCAGGAAGACAAGAAGTTCCAGGCCACGGTCGACGACATTCTCGCCTCGAACGACGCGCTGGCTCTCGGCCAGACCACCAACGCCGGCGTCTTCAACGCCTCGGCGTTCAAGGCCGGCTTCCAGAAGATGGTCTCGCGCCGCCTCCCGATCGGCAAGATGACGATGTGCAAGGAGCTGTTCTACGAGGCTCTCGACCTGCGCGCCGACATCTACGGCAACGACGTCGCCTCGAAGCACTACTACGAGGGCGTCGAGTCGGAGACCAAGCTCTTCGGCATCCCGGTCATCACGACCATCAAGCGGTCAATCCACAACCCGAACAGCGTCTACATCTACGCGCCGGAGAATTACCTCGGTAACTTCTTCCTGCTCCAGGATGCGACCCTCTTCATCAAGCAGGAGGCGGACGTCATCACCTTCTGGACCTACGCGGCCCCCGGTATCGGCATCGGCAACACGAAGTCGATCCAGAAGATCGTCTTCCCGACCCTCGGCGACACCGGCGGTCAGGACGTCAACGGCGCCTAACAGGTAGCTAAGATGTAAGTGCGAGGGCGGCAGGTTCAGCGAAAGCTGGCCGCCGCCCTCTCTCTTTAGGAGGTAGCATGATTACTCTGCGTAAGTCTGGCGCCACCGGCTCTAGCGCGGGCGCCGCAAGGAACGTAGTTTCGGCGCAGTGCCGGTCTGTCGATAACGCAGGCGATTTGGTACGGCTGGCCTCCGTAGAGCTAGACACGCTGTACGTAGAGCGCGTCAACCCTTACTACCGGGACCAGATGCCTGCGTACGGCATCATTATCGCAAAAGATAATGAAGTGACGTGTCAGGTACAGACGCTAGGCGACGTTTCCGTCTCGGCTATAGACGCGTTAACACCCGGCAAGGTGTGTTACGTCGGGACTAACGGCCGCGTGACTACGACGGCGCCGGACGCAATCAACTCCCCGTCTGGCATAGTTTTGCTGCAAGCAATCGGGTACTCAGGCGGCGTGTCACGCCTAAGTTTTACCCCGACACCGGTGACCCTCGAGATAAGTGTTTGATAGGGCGCCGAACCCCCTCACCCAGTATCCTCAGATCGAGGTTTAGATGGCCCGCCGCAAGAAGACTGTCGTTGAGCCTGTCGTAGTTGAGGAACCGCCGACCCCTGTAGAGGAGCCGCGCAAGGTACTTACGCGCAGCGAGATGGACTCGCTGGCTCGGTGGGCTACTGAGGTCCATTACGCCGACGTTATGGCGGAACTCCGTATGCGCGATCGACGTGAGCTACTCGCAAGGATCGACCCCAAGGGGGAGCTCGAGGCCATCGACCGTAACCTCGACCTGGCGCGGACCGCGCGCGCTACGTCTAAGTCAAAGTACCTCTCGGTGGCGGCGTCAGCCAGCAATCGACTGGGTGTAGACGTAACGCAGTACGCCTACGACGACGAGACGGGCGTACTCACCCTGATCCCCAAGGAGTAACTCATGGCCTTTTCCGCACTAACCCCTGTCTGGCGCGCAGTATCCACTAGTTACAAGCTGCTTGTCGTAAACCAGAGCGCTGGCGCGGACGACATCACCATTAGCGCGAGCCTGTCATCGCAGCTAACTGCGGAGATGCGGGCTTCCCTCCTCACGCTGTGCGACACCTACACGACGCTACATGAGCGCGCAGACATCATCGAAGACGCTATCAACGACATCGCCGTTACGACTATTGGGGGCGTCACGATCACGTCCTCGGTAGGCCGGTCTGATGATAACCGTAGCATCTACGTACAGATCCCCGCCAGCGCCACGGTCTCGAACTCGTACGTGTACATGATCATGCCCTCGGGCCTGGTCGGCCTAGCGAACGTCACTTCTGAATCCCCTGCGGACATCCTGCTGGCGACCGGCGTCACGCCGGGTACGTACACCAACGCGACCATCACCGTACGGTCCGACGGCCGCGTATCGTTCGCCGCTACGGGAAGTGGTGGCGGTGGCGACGGCGGTGGTGGGTCCGGCGGCGCGTCGCTAACCCCGAGCTCTGTCATCACGGCCTATCTCGCCGACTACGCAGTTACGACAATCAAGCTGTCCGATGCGGTAGTAACAACCGCGAAGATCCAGAACTCAGCCGTAACGGATGCGAAGATTAACTCCGTATCGGCGTCTAAGGTTACCGGGCTTAGCACCGTAGGCCTCACGGGCTCCTACACCGACCTGTCTAACAAGCCTGACCTGTCCGGCAAGCTCGACGCCAGCGCCGCCGCGTCTACCTACGCAACGAAGGACGAGGTTGCGGCTATCCAGCAGGGTGTGGCTTACAAGGCTGCCGTAGATACCCGCGTAGCGTCCGTCTCCGCCGCGACCACCTACCTAGCAGCCAACAACGGCGCGCGCGTACTCGTGGACTCGGGTTCACCGGCCGCGGCTAACGGTATCTACGTCTACGACGCGGCCAGCGGCTACAAGCGCTCCACTGATTTCGACGGGGACCCCCTGTCGGAGATCAGCGCTGGCGCGATGGTCTTCGTCGAAGACACCGGTGTTGCGTACATCTGCAACAGCGCGGACGCGCCCACGGTCGTCAACGGGGTTGTTGTCAGCAACATCTCCTGGACGCCGTACAGCAAGGCGGAGGTGCTCAGCGCCAGCAACGGCATTTCGCGGTCGGGTAACGCGCTCTCACTCGACACCACCTCTAGCGCATTCCTCGGCGCAGTTCCCTACGACGTATACATGGGGTTCACCGGCCGCCCGGTACTCAATGAGGTGCTGTTCAGCGTGAAGCTTACGCGCGCTATCACGCTAGCCGGCGCGAGCGCGCACGCCGTACAGACGCTTGCCGTAGGCGAACGCCCCGCGACAAACGGTGACTTCCAAATCACGGTGTACAACGGGGCTGCGTCGGTCTTCACGTTTACCTACCAGGCCGACGGTACGGCGGTAGTCGCCCAGACGGGAAGCACCTCTTTTGCCGCGGGCGACAGCCTCCTGTTCGTCTGCACCGCCTACAGCAGCAGCGCGCGAAACCCGTCACTTACACTCTCCGGGAGCCTCGCCTAATGCTCTCACTGACTAAGAAGCAGCTAGTTGCGTACACCACGCCGAAGCTGGCGATGACCACCTGCGACATGTCGGGCCGCACCACCCCACTCCCGGTAACGCTGAATGCCGCTACATACAGCTCGCCCGGTACGTACACGCTGGTCTCGTGGTCGACCATCACCTACCCTACGGGATACACGGGTACAGAGGCATTCAACGTCACTATGGCAGCCGGTTCGCGGTTCGCCGTCCGCGACGTGCGCGTCGAGGGCACCTCGCTCGTAGCTGACATCAGCGAAGCCCAGCTGCGGCAGTGAGCCCCCAGCACCTCGGTACGCTAAACTCTAATCGATAGGGGCGGAAGCCCAAAAAGGAGAAGACATGGCAGCCACTAAGTTCATTTTCCGTAAGGCCGGGGAGGCGGGCTACGTCGAGCAGGCGCCCGCGTCGGTGGAGTTCGCCGCGGCGACCGTCACCTCAACCCTAACCATCCAGGACCCTACGCTCGCCGCTCACGCCGCCACCAAGGCTTACGTTGACGCCAAGGCCGCGGAGATTCGCGGTATCTCGAGCGCGTCGTCCGAGCAGGTTGCCTACTCCCTCGACAACCTCCGCAAGTACGTTGACGAGAACATCCAGGGTCTCGACGTTAAGCAGTCGGTCGTCGCGGTTAAGACCGACGCCGCCCAGGCGCTTACCGGCCTGACCGCCGGCAGCCTCACCATCGACGGCGTTTCGCTCGCCGTAGGCGACCGCGTACTCCTCGTCGCGCAGGGTGGTGACAAGACGACGGCTCACGCGGGTAACGGCATCTACGTCGTGACGCTAAACGCGTCGGCCTGGGACCTCGTCCGAGCGGCCGACGCGTCTGGCACCTCCTCGCAGACGTTTGGTACGGACAACGTGCAGCTGTCAGACCTGACGCTCGGCCTCTTCACCTTCGTCGAGAAGGGGTCGGCCAACGCCGGTTCGGGCTGGGTACTTGCCGAGGCCTCCTCTAACCCCATCGTCGCGGGTAGCACGACCCTCAAGTTCTCGCAGTTCTCGGGCGCGGGTCAGCTCACGGCGGGCGCCGGTCTTACCAAGACGGGTAACACGTTCGACATCGGTGCAGGCGACGGCATCACCGTCAACGCCGACAGCATCGCGGTGAAGTACGCGGCTTCGGAGGCCCTAGGCATCAACGGCTCGGGCGAGCTTGAGGTCGTACTTGCCTCCAGCGCCGTAATGTCGAAGTCGTCGGGTCTTGACGTCGTTATCGAGAGCTCGTCGGGCCTTCAGAAGTCGGGCGGCAAGCTTGACGCCGCCCTGGCTTCAGGTTCAGTCCTCTCGAAGTCGTCCGGTCTAGACGTCGTAGTCGCCGCGTCGTCGGGTCTACAGAAGGCTGACGGCGCGCTCGACGTCGCCCTCCGGTCCTCGGGCGTCATCTCGAAGGCCAGCGGTAT